AGCATCGTATTGATAGCTTCGAGTTCTGTAGTGAGTGGCATAATAATATTAATAAAATGAAAAAATACCCCGTCCCCAACTTAATGAGGACGAGGCATGAATTTAATGAGTGCTATTAGCTAGCAGCAGTTGCAGTGGTGTTAACCACAACAGCAGACTCAGGGCGAAGAACGCCGAGGCCCATTGCATACTTAGCAACAAAGAGCGTAGACTGACGCTCAATGAGATACTCGGACTCAGTCGCAAGGTCGAGAAGCTTAACGCAACCAACAGCAGACGAGTGTCCAGCAACGAAGCCGACATTACCAACGTCAGCACCTGACTGAGTAGGCGCAAGGCCTGTGAGGTCACCGTTGTAACCAGCGTCGTCGTTGTTAACAGCAGTGTCTGCAAATGGAGAGTTCGCTACGTTTGCGTCATCACCGTTCAAGGCGCCAACTTGGACTCCTGCAAGGTGTGGACTCTTGTATAGCTTGATTCCGGCGACTTCCACAATGCTACCTTTAGCAGCGTCAGCAGAGCCACTTGAAGTGTCCTTGTTGATCGCTGTGCTATCACCAGTAAGCAGCTTGTAGTATTGAAGAGGAGTCAAGATAGCAAAGCGGTCCTCTGATGGGACTTCTTTTTCATCAAGGGTGCGTGCACACTCAAAGAGAGCTTCAACAAGTCCTCCAGCAGTCATAGTGTCTGCATCGAGAAGCTCAGTTCCTGTAGGTCCTCCAGAGTAGTTAGCAGTGGTGGTGAGACCAGCAGCGAACAATGTCTTAAGGATCTGAAGGTCCATGCGCTTAGCGAGTGCTTTACCAAGCTCAGCAGAGTAGATAGAACGAAGGTCATAGTGATTCTTCAGTTCATCAATGCGTGGAATCAGAGACGAAGCGACAAGCATGTCGTCGATGTTGATTACTTTCTCGTTGTGAGCAATCTGAGACAAGTAGTTACCAGAGCCCAGGAGGTCATCCCCGGCTTTGTGATACTTGGCGTCAGCGTTACCTGTGACAGGGAACTGAGCGGATTTACCACTAGAGATAGTGCGAGTCATGATGAGGTCTTTAGCTACGTTCGTTTCGTTGAACGCAGTGAGAATCTCACCGCTGAATACTTTAAGGAACAACGCTGCGTCAGCTGACAAAGCGCCAGCAGGCAATGCGCGTGCCCCAGTGCCATTCACCTTACCCGGAATGGTGGGATTATTAGATAGTGCCATAATAAGTTATAGTTATAGTTTTGGTTTCTTTCGTCTGTGGACTTTAGTTTCTACTGTTCGCCGCAAGTTGTCCGACGCATCGGGCTTGGTGGTTACTAGTCTAGTTACTTCGGTTTGGTAGACTCAGGGAAAATTTTAGTTAAATACATCTAGCTGTCTTATGCAGCTCCTGATGATAGTATAAGTGGTTCTGTTGGTGTCATCGTCGTCTTCGTAGGTAGGATGCCACGATGTAATATTAATAAATGTTTTATCTATATGCTCAATGACTCCGTAGACAGTGCAGACCAGGGGCTTCCCTAAGTCTTGCGCGTGGTCCAAAAAGACGACCCTAGCGATGTCTTCGAGCTCTATTTCTTGATCCGAAGCTTCACACGCGCCGCCTGTGTGTTTGCAACAAACTGCTTCCCCTTCGCACCAGCACGTTTCTTCTTGCGTGCAGTGGAGGCTCTCTGTGCCTGACTCAGGCTTTTCGCTTTCGATGATGGAAGACATCTGTCTGGATTTTTCTTGTTCTTTGAGGTTCCGCATTGCCCTTTGATTTTACCGTCGGTGCCTATTCGGACCCAGTTCTGCTTTCGCCAGTTTGCTAGTTCACCCACGTTTCTTTTTGATTTTAAGTTTAGACCGCTTGCCCTTACCGTAGTTAGGGTCTTTGCAGTATTTCGATGCCGCCATGTTAGCGTAAGCGCTCGGATACTTATCGAACTTGCGCTTAGCCCATGAGATTCCTTTAGGACATATTTTAGCCATGCTTCAACTGAAGGTTACTTGTTCTTTCACTTCTTCTTTTTGATCCGAAGCTTTTTGCGTTTAACTTTGTTTTTATTATACATAAATATTTAACACTTCCAGCGTCGCAGTGCTAACGCTTTGCGCGTAGGGCGTCCCTTAGCGTCTTTCATAGGGCCCTTAACGCCGCTCATGCGTGCACAGAACGATCTCTTACGGGGACCACCACCAGGCTGGGGTTTCTTAAGTTTACTCCCAGTCTTACTGTTGTAATACTTACGGCCTTTTTCTGTGAGGCCTCCCTTCTTAGACTTGTGCTCTTTGCGTAAGCTGACTCCCTGTCTTTTCATTGTTATAATAATTAATAAATCCTTTTGCCAAAGAAGACCCTAAGGTGTCAAAGCTGTCTTTAAACATCTCCCAGTCTTCTGCGTTGGAGCCAAAGAACGGCTCAGTGATCACGGCAGGACAATGTGTTTCTCTTAGGAACTTAGCGCCTCGGCTCTTCGCTGTCTTTGGCTTAGCCCCTCGGTCTTTGACACCAAAGGTATTCACTACTTGATCCTGGAGACACTTGGCTAACTTCTCGCTCTTCTTAGACTTATACCAGTAGAGCATCTCGCTGCCATGTGCCGCAGGTGTCGCAGCATTAAAGTGTAGTTCGATCGCAGCGTTAACTTTGAGTCCTCTGAGCTCAACACTCAGGTTCTCCATAGACTCTGCGTAGTTGTTCCCGGTATACTCGTGGACAATCACTGAGGGAACACCAGCGTCATCAAGTTCTTCTTTGATGGACTTAGCGACCTGGAGGTTATACGTCCACTCGTTGGTCTCTTCGTCACACGCCACAGCTCCCATGTCATTGTATCGACTATGGCCGACACATATGGCTAACACTGGGTCAGCCGGGGGTAACTGTGCGTCATCACTAAACCACGCTCTACAGCTCATTCTCTAGTGTATTAATATAATTTAACAATTCCCCAATGGTCTTCTTCTCGTCAGCATCAAAGTTATGCTGCTCAAGCCTCTGGATCATTTCGGGTATCCGGCTGGGTCTCAGAGTCGTGCACCCACTTGTTGATAAGGATGCGATTACGAGTGTGCCTGCGGTTAACAAGCTCTTTAGTGTATTCATCTCTTATAGAAAGAAAAAGCCTCCCCAACGAAGGGAAGGCTATAAGTAACTTAACAATAGACCCAATCATTTGTCTTTGGCTTTCCCTACGTTAAGAGCGAGCCAATCAACGACCTTGTAGAGCTTAGCAGCCCAACCGTCGTCAACAGGCGTCGGGGTTAACGCTGCGATAGCTGATGCTGCCGCAACGATAGCCGTAAGTGTGCTGATGAGGGTCTCTTTGTTGTCTACGATGTAGTTGATTAGGTTCATGGGTTTATTATTATTATTATTATAGGATGTCAGACACAGAGAGTCTGCGGTGAACTTCAGCTTGGTAACTTGGGTCCTGCTTGTAACGCGGGTCACTCATGGCCTGCGAGACCATAGCCGAAGACGTAAAGGGAACAACAGACTGCCCAGTGGTTTGACCTTGGACTAACTGAGGGGCTCCCCCGCTGGCCGCACGGAACTGTGAATACAAGCCTTGTGCTGCCACCTTAGCTTGATCAACAGTGCCAGTCTCTACGATCTGATTAAACGCATCGAGTGAACCTTCGTCTAGGTTCTCTGTGGCCCATTCAGCCATCGCTTGGTAACCTTCTTGACCACCAACAGACCCATAGACTTCGTTAGCCTGTGTGTCAGCGATTGCCTGTTGTCCTGCAATGTAAGACTCAACAAGTTGCTTTGGTAACCCAGATTTCTCTAAGGACTCAAAGGTCTCATCGCTTAACTTACCGGACTCCATGAACTCATCAGTGGCCGCATTGATAGCACTAACAGACTCAGGTTGTTCACCTTCGGGCTCTGGTGTAGCCTCAGGGTTCCCAAGCTTACTCTCTAGTTCCTGGTAGGCAGTCGCCATGTCCTCGACGTTCGCGAACTTCTCAGGTAACCACTCAGGGCGGTCAGGTTGCGGTGTGTCTTCTTGTTGTCCTAGCTGTTGCGCTAGTTGTTCCTGGTTATCATCCCAGGCCTGTGCCATTGAGTCCGTAGAGTCAACAGCTGCTTGTTCTTGAACGGACGGTTCAACGGTCTCGCTCGTTTGTAGTTCTGCCATTTTTATTCAGTGGGTTCTTCTACTCCTTGTTGCCTTTGTTGTTCTAAAGCTTGGTCGCCGAGTGCCTTGACGCCTTGTGGTGCCACTTGCTGCATCATGGCCATCTGTTGGGCCTGCTGTTTCTCAGCTTGGATCTGCTCATCGTCTTTCACGAGTCCTGCAGTCTTGATGCCTAGTGCCGTAGCGCGTCTCTGGAAATACTGGCTCACATTGACGAACTCAGCGATCGCCTGGGGACCTACGACTTGCGCAGCGCCTGCCAAGAACAAGTCAAGTTTCTGTAAGTCGTTCCCTCGGCCTAGCGCCTCGACCCCGGTGATGATCACTGGGTTAACAATGTCCTTAGGTAACGCAGGGAGCTTCTTCTTGCTCTTCATTACGTCCATCAGTCTGTTAACAAATGGCAACTGCATCTCGTTTGATAATAATGAATATAAACCACCTAACGCTGACTCAAGCTC